ACTTATGGAACGAATAAAAAAACTGGAGGCAATAAATGGAGCACCAACCTAGTAGGCCATTCCTGCCCGAAAATTGTCTAAGCTGTCGGTTTCTACACTACTGCTCTGGAAGAACTTATTCCGAATGCCGTAGATTTCCCAAAATGGAAAAGGTAATCGCGGAGGATTATTGCTGTGGTGAGTGGCAACCAAAAGAAAGCCTCTTGAGAAAAACAAATCTTCCCAACAAAAGGCAAACATTTATTGAAGCATTGCGGCAATGGTGGGATGATTTGCGCGAACCATTGTGAAACCCGATGCCACACTTTTAAAATCCGGATTCGCAGCAATCGGCAATACGTTCCGTGGATCCATCTGGGAAAATGCTCGCCGATTTAGGCTCGTCGGCAAAGCCTACGACGCACTCCCGAAAGAGCAGGACGGATTTTTCGACATCGCCTCCGCGCGGCACCTCACCGGCCCATTGCTTGCCCTGCAAGATCCCAACGTGCGCGAAGTCGGATTAATCGCCGGAACCCAAACCCTCAAATCAGTCGGCGGCGATATCTGGACTCCTTATATCATCGAGCACGTTGGCCGCAACATGGCGATTTATTTCGAGGATGACAAAAAGGCTCAGGAATTTTGCGACGCTCGTTTGATGATGACAATTCGCAATCATCCCGTGATAAAGACGATGCTGAAAGAGGTTGACCGTCATGAAATCACCAAAACAAAAATCATCGTCGCGGGCGTAACCATCCACGTCATGGGATTGAACGATGGAAACACCTCAACACTTTCATGGCCGATAATCTGGATAAGCGAATCGTGGCAGCATAAATCCGATGGACTTCTGAAAAAGGCCCGCGAGCGTAGCGACCGCTTTCCCAATGACAAAAAGATATACATCGAATCCCGCGCTGGACTCGCCGATGAGGATTTAGACCGTTGCTGCAAGGAAATGGTGCGAGTGGATTTAACCTGGGCGTGCCCATTCTGTCATGGAATGAACAAATGGGATTTTTCGCAGACACGGCCCGAAGATTTTAAGCCCGATTGCGACAGGTTCAACGGATTCGCTTCGCCAAAACCGCTCACCTACTGCGGCATGACCATCCCCAAAGAAGGCACGATTGAGGAACGCGCCCGAAACTCCACATGGGAATGTTACCATTGCGGAACACAAATACGCGATACGCGAGAGAATCGCCAACGGATAATGGACAGTTACCGGCAGGATTACAAAATCAACGGCATCTCGCCGAAAAAAGTTTGCTTTTATAATCCGAAAGAAGCAGCCCGCGACAACAGTTTTGAACAATCCGTCCTGTCCTTCCTGACCGCGAAACACGCGGAGCGCATGGGCAACATGACGCCGATGGAAGATTGGTATATGTCGGAACGCGCGGTGTTCTACGACAAATCCCTTTCCCAACCAAAATTTGTAACGTCCATCGGCAGTCACGACCCGAATAGCATCATCGAGAATGAACATTCGCGCGGGCTGATTATTGACGTGCAAAAAATCGAAACCGATGGCGTCGATCAACCCGGCACCTTCTGGTATGAAGTTTACATCGCCAACAAAAGCGGCGACAGCTTTCAGATGGACCGTGGCTTTTTATCCTCCAAAGAAAAATCCGCCGATGGCAAGGAAATCACCGGCTGGGAAAAACTGCGAGAGATTCAAAAGAAATGGAAGATTCCCAATCATTACGTCTGCGTCGATTGCCGCAAATGGACTCCGGTCATTCTGGACAACATGGCCCAATTTTACGAGATGGTGCAAGGCATTCATCCCTACACGCGGCGTCCGATTATGTATGCGCAATGCTGGCGAGCGTTCATGGGTGACCAGGCGAGAAACTTTCCGCACCCTGACAAGACGTGGAAATCCTACTCCGTGGGTCATCCCAAGCTCATCAACTTGGATAAGGACGGAAAAAGAGTCACGGTGCCAGTGGTGATTTATCGCTGGTCAAATTCGACAATCAAAGAGCGCCTTTTCAATCTGCGCATCGGCGGCGAGGGGATGCCGAAACTCGTTCCCGCACGGCGCGAAATGCTTTCGCCGCAGACGCAGGCGAAGGAAGTCGGCGATTACACTTACGACCAGCAATTGAATTCGGAATGGCGAACACAGAAAAACGGCAAGGACATTTGGGACAAAATCAACAGCAACCGGCCAAACCATTACCTCGACCTCGTCTGCATGAGACTGGTGAGAATGGACATGGATGGCTTGGCGACGTATTCGATTGGAGCATAGCCTTTGACTTCCTGCCATTGTCACGATGGCAGATTCTTATAACTTTCCTCAAGAGCCGCTCGAATTCATGGCGGGCGACAGCCTGTGCTTTTCCAAATATTGGCCCTGTTTTCTTCCGTCCGCTGGTTGGACCTCCTATTACGAGCTGCGCAGCGCGAATCAACCGACGAATCCGGCGATCACAATCAACGGGGTTGCCGACGCGACAAATTCCTATTTTACCTACACGGTCACGCCCGCGATAACGGCGGCATGGCAATCGGGGGAATGTGTCCTCATAGGGTTTGTAGTCAACAATAGCCAGAATCTCAGGCACAACATTTACGAAAATTATGTCCGAATCAATCCGAACCTCGGCACGAATACCAATCAGGTAAACCTGACGACTCACGCGCAACGGATGATTCCGATTTTGGAGCGGCAACTGGAGGAACTCGCCGCACATTCGATTGATGAGTCCAACATTCAGCAGGTAGAAATCCGGCGCATTAAACGGATGGACTTGGAGAAACAACTCGCTTGGAACAAAACGCTTCGCATGAACGAGATCGCGCAGGAGAACGCGAAAAACAACCGTCCAAACGGCAACAAGATTGTGCCGGTGTTCAATATCATTCCTTACGGCGGTCCCGGTGTCGGCATCCAGAATCCTTTTATTCCGAATACATGAGAATCCCCTTTTTCACCCGCAAGAAAGACTTTCCTACCGGCGCGCAGCTTTTTAAACCATCCATCGTCGAGCCGTGGCACGCGAAGGCAATCAAAGAGGACGTTGAATTCAACCAGCGCCAGAAGCGCATGTATGAGGCGGCGATTACCAGCAATCTCAACCTCGATTTCATTCCCACGGTTCAAAGCGCCAACGCGGAAATCCTAAACAGCATTTACATCGGACGCGGACGCGCCCGAACCCTCGCCAAAGATGATGCGACATCGAAGGGCATCTACCGCACCTATCGCAACAACGTTTGCGGCGAAGATCCATTCCGTTTGGAAATGGGCGTCAAAAAGAAAGGCACGGCGAAAGGCATCATCGAATTCGATGATGAGTTAAACGACCGCATTGAGGAAGCATGGGAACGCGCGGGAAAGAAAAAGAATTGCACGGTGCGCCGCGACATGAGCCGGATGGAAATGTTCCATTGCGCCTACACGGCCATCAAACGCGACGGCTCGGTTCTCGCGCGTCATCATCGGATGTTTCCTTACAACAAAAGCCGATATGCGATTGAATTGATTGAGAACGACCGTTTGCAGGAAAGTTATGAGGGAAAATCACTGGATGGAAACCCGATAAGGTTCAGCATCGAGCGCGACCCGATTTACAATTTCCCGATTTACTATTGGATTTTGACCCGTCATCCCGGAGAAGTGTTTTCCTACGTCGGCCCGCGTCCCAAAGTGAATCGGGAACGCATCCCCGCCGATGACATAATTCATTTCAACAATCTGCGCGACCGCGCGGAGCAGGACATTGGCTTTCCTGAATTCGACAGCATCATTCAGCATCTCCATTTGAACCGCCAGTTTGATCGCGCTCACGTTTCCGCCGCCATTTGGAGCGCCGCCAAGCCGTTTTATATCATCCAGAAATATCCAACGGGGATGCCTTATGTTTCTGACCCGTCAGCGCTTTTCAATCCCACTACAACGAATGATATAACCGGAGCGCCAATCGCCGGAGCGCAATTTCAATACAGCAATGTCGGCGATGGACGCGGCGGCGGTGCGGACAAGCGCAAGATGGTTGAACCCGCGACCGGCGAACTGCTCGACATGGGCAAAGAGCCATATCTGGTTGACCCGAAATTCCCGATTGAAGCTGCGACTGCTTTCAAAAAATCCAATGGCGAGTTGACCTCCGTCGGAGCCGGGCTGAGTTATGCGGCTACCACCGGCGATTTTGAGAAAATGTCTTTCAGCGTGGCTCGCTCCGCGCAGGTTCCTGAGCGCCAGAACTTCCGCGTCGAGCAAAACCTGATGATTCTCAATTTCGTGGAGGAATATTTTGGAGCATGGCTCGAATGCGAGATGCTTTACGGAACACTCATAGATTTGCCCTATTCCCGCTATGAGGAATTTTGCGAAGCCGCACAGTTCTTTGCGCAACGTTGGGAATACATCCAGCCGGTGCAGGACGCGCAAGCCGACCTCATCGCCATCGAGGGCAACATCAAATCGCGCGGGGAAGTTCTACGCGAAAGTCCGAATGGACGCAACTT